ATTCCGTTGAAATTCTCGAAAAACAATATACTCACTGCATTTATGCACAGAATGCCGCTGTTCTTGGCGCAAAAGTAGGTTTTACTGGATAATCAAATGAAACTCATCACCGAAGAAATTTCAAACGTAAAAATCATTACCGAAGGCAAAGGCGCAGGTAAGAAGTTATACATTGAAGGTGTATTCCTCCAAGGCGAAATCAAAAATCGCAATGGAAGAATGTACCCAATGGAAACTCTTGCTAGAGAAGTTACTCGTTATAACGAGCAATTTGTTTCTAAGGGTCGTGCTCTAGGTGAACTTGGTCATCCAGATGGTCCAACCGTTAACCTCGATCGTGTCTCCCACAAAATTACGTCTCTCGTCCAAGAGGGAAATAATTTCAAAGGTAAGGCACAAATCCTAGAGACTCCAATGGGCAAAATTGCCAAGTCTCTGCTTGATGAAGGCGTAATGCTTGGCGTTTCTTCCCGTGGTGTTGGTTCACTTAAGATGACCAACGAAGGTCATAAGATTGTTGGTGAAGACTTCCAGTTAGCAACTGCTGCTGATATCGTTGCCGACCCTTCTGCTCCTGATGCTTTCGTTAACGGAATCATGGAAGGAAAAGAGTGGGTTTGGGAAGGTGGTATCCTTCGTGAACAACTTGCAGAACAAACCAAGAAGAGAATCAATACTCTTGTTGATCAGAGAATGCTTGAGGAGCACAAGTTGCAACTCTTTAACGATTTCTTATCAAATCTCTGATTTATAAATAAATATAGATTATACCAAAGTTAATCAAAAGAAAATGTCCGCTGATAGCAACTTACAGGAAATGGAAAACGTAGTAACACAAAACGCTGCACCTGCTGAACCAATGCAAGCTAGCGGTGTTCCTTATGAGGATCTTGGTGGTCCTACCCCCGAGAACTCAAGACCCGATGACGACTCCAACAAACTGGAGACTCCAGGCAAGACCCTTGCTCAGGTCAAAAATGTCGTAAACGCCAGAGCCGCTAGAGCCGAGGAAGTTGAGGCTGATGAAGAGCAAGAAATCGTTGCCGAAGAAGAGACTACCGAAGAGGAAGTTGTTTCCGAAGAGGAAGTAACTGAGGAGGAAGTCGTTACTGAAGAAGAGGAAACCGAGCCTGAGTTCAGCATCGAAGAAGACGTACAAGCACTCTTCGAAGGTGAAGAGCTTTCTGAGGAGTTCCAAGAGAAAGCACGCACCATTTTCGAAGCTGCTATCACGACCAAGGTTAACGAAATCAAAGAAAACCTTCAATCCGCCTATGAGACTGTTCTCGTAGAAGAGATTGAAACCATTAAAGAAGGTCTGACCGAAAGACTCGACGCATACCTTGAGTATGTTGCCGATGAGTGGATCCAAGAGAACGCTCTCGCCGTTGAGCACGGTCTTAAGACTGAAATGACCGAATCATTCCTTGCTGGAATGAAGGGTCTTTTTGAAGATCATTATGTAACCATCCCTGAAGATAGATATGATGTAATCGAGAGCATGGTAGATAAACTTGATGAAATGGAAGGTAAACTCAACGAGCAAATCGAAAGAAACGTTGCTCTAAACAGAAGATTAGCAGAATCAGTTGCTGACGTAATTTTTGCCGAAGTTGCTGAAGGACTTGCCCTTTCTCAGAAAGACAAGCTCGCTACTCTTGCAGAAAATGTTGAGTTTGAAAGTGAGTCAGACTATCGTGAGAAGCTAGTTACTCTGAAGAAGTCATACTTCCCAGAGAACGCTGCCGCTCAAAGAGATCACTCAGAGACCATCTCTGAAGGCACCTCGGTTGCTGGTCAAACATCAGCATCACCACTAATGGAATCCTACATGGATACTCTGAGAAGAGTCGCTAAAAAGTGATTTCTAAATAATAATAGTTCAAACTAAACTTTTTTAAAGAGGTAAAATTCAAATGCAAATGCCCCTAAACGAGCATCTGCAGGAGAAGTGGGCACCCCTTCTGGACTACGAAGGAATGGATCCTATCAAGGATGCACATCGTAGAGCCGTTACTGCTCAACTCCTGGAGAACCAAGAAGTCGCTCTCAAAGAAGAGCGTGAATTCCTTTACGAATCACCCACCAACTCTGTTGGTAACGGTGGTTACACCTCCTCAGGTGGTCAGACCGTTGCTGGTTTCGATCCAGTTCTGATCTCCCTGATCCGTCGCTCAATGCCTAACCTGGTCGCTTATGACCTCGCTGGCGTTCAACCAATGAGCGGACCTACTGGACTCATCTTTGCGATGCGCTCCAAGTATAAGACCCAAGGTGGTTCTGAAGCTCTGTTCGATGAAGTCGATTCTGCCTTCTCTGGTCAGAACGAAGGTTTCGACCTCAGCAACGGCTTCACCGCTGGTAGCGTTGGTATGGGTACAACCGGTCAATCTGGTTCTAACCCTGCTGCCCTCAACCCAACTTCGGGTATCACTGGCTCTACCTACAGCGTAGGTCAGGGTATGCGTACAGACGATGCTGAAGATCTCGGCACCTCTGGAGACGCTTTCAACGAGATGGCATTCTCGATCGAGAAGGTCACCGTTACCGCCAAGTCAAGAGCTCTGAAAGCTGAGTACTCATTGGAACTCGCCCAAGACCTCAAGGCGATCCATGGTCTGAATGCTGAGGCTGAACTCGCCAACATTCTCTCTACTGAGATTCTGGCTGAGATCAACCGCGAAGTCATCAGAACCATCTATCGTGTTGCTGAGCAAGGCGCTGCTACCAACGTTGCTACTCAAGGTGCTTTCGACCTCGACGTTGACTCCAACGGTCGCTGGAGTGTTGAGAAGTTCAAGGGTCTTATCTTCCAAATCGAGCGCGATGCTAACGCTATCGCCCAGAGAACTCGTAGAGGAAAGGGCAACATGAT